GTCACGAATGATAAGTCTAATCAGATCAGCAGTGTTGGTAAGCTTTGCACGGCTTGACCAGTACATTGGCAGGTAGAATCCACTGTAGAACAAGAATGACTCAAGAAGTGTTGAGGCAATCTTACGCTTTAGTGGGTCGTCACCACGATAATACTTGAGCACAATCTCTGCCTTCTTCTGGAGGTAAGGGTTTTCCTCACTCCATCGGAATGCATCTTCAATCTCCTGTGAAGAAGTTAGAGTAGAGAATACGCTTGAGTATGACTTAGCGTGTACTGACTCCATGAATGCAATGTTGGTAATGACTGCTTCCTCGTGCATTGTTCGTGCATCTGGTAGTAGTGCTGTTGCTCCAACTGTACCCTGGATTGTGTCAAGGAGTGTGAGTCCTGTGAACACACGCATTGTGAGAAGCTTTTCTTCATCTCTCAATGTGGACCATGACGGTACGTCATTGGCTAGTGGAACCTTCTCAGGTAGCCAGAAGTTGGCTGTGAGTCTGTTCCAGACCTCTAGGTCAATTGGATCTTCTAGTTTGTTCCAGTTTACTGGACGTGTAATTGCTTTCATATTTCCTCCTACAGCATACAGCTTACACACTCTGAAACGTCAGTGCCTTCTAGAGCCATCTGGCGAATGCGAATGTAGTAAATTGTTTTGATGCCTTTCTTCCATGCATAGATTTGTGCCTTGTTTACATCACGAGTAGTTGCAGTATCCTTAAAGAATAGTGTCAAAGATAGACCCTGGTCGACGTGCTGAGTTGCAGCAGCATAGACATCAATAATCTTCTCTGGACCAATCTCGTAGGCATCCTGGAAGTACTGACGATTGTCATTCGTTAGGTATGGTGCTGGGTAGTAGACACGACCCATCTTACCTTCCTTGCGGATTTCAATCTGTGATGCAATTGGGTGAATCGAACTGGTTGAGTTGTTGATGTAACTAATCGAACCAGTTGGTGGAACAGCCTGTAGGTTCTGGTTATACAAACCAAAACGCATTACATTCTGTGCCAGGTCTTTCCAGTCGTCCTGTGTAGGAATGTGAATACCTGCATCTGCAAAAAGCTTCTCAACCTTAGCAGTCTGTGGCTTCCACTCCTTACCGATGTACTTGGTGAAGAATGTTCCGTCAGCGTACTTTGACTCCCAGAAAGAATCAAAGGTCTCTGCACGTTCGATTGCAATCTTGTTAGATGCACGTAGAGCGTGGAATAGAACAGTGTAGAAGTAGATGTTGGTGAAGTCGATAGACTCTTCATCACCGTACATCATTTCTTCCTTACCAAAGTAACCGTGTAGGTTCATCTGACCTAGACCAATAGCGTGTGACTTTCTGTTACCGTCAGCAATTGATGGTACAGAGTCAATGTCGCTCAGGTCTGATACTGCTGTCAATGCACGTACTGCTGTCTCAATGGTCTTACCAAAGTCTGGTGAAGCCATAGCGTTAGCAATGTTTAGTGATCCTAGGTTACATGAGATATCTTTTCCAATCTCTGCATAGCTAAGGTCATTGTTGTATGTGCTTGCTGTGTTTACCTGCAAAATCTCTGAACACAGGTTTGACATGTTGATACGTCCAGCAATTGGATTAGCATCATTAACAGTATCTTCATACATGATGTATGGGTATCCAGATTCGAACTGGAGTTCTGCAATACGTTCGAACAAGGTACGAGCCTTGATCTTGGTCTTGCGAATCTCTGGATTGTCGACAAGTTCCTGGTACATGTCTGTAACAGAAATGTCGCTCATGTCCTTGTCATACACTCGCTTGATATCGTATGGAGAGAACAAGTACATGTCTTCACCATTCTTAGCAAGCTCAAGAGTGATGTTAGGTACTACTACACCAATGCTGAGTGTCTTGATACGCATCTTTTCATCTGCGTTCTCTCTCTTAGTATCAAGGAATCGCATGATGTCTGGGTGGTGAGCGTTTAGGTAAACTGCTCCTGCACCCTGGCGAGCACCAAGTTGGTTGGCGTAGGAGAATGCATCCTCAAGCATCTTCATAACTGGAATAACTCCTGAAGACTGGTTTTCAATCTTCTTGATAGGAGCACCAAGTTCACGAAGGTTGGTTAGGTTGAGTGCAACACCTCCACCACGCTTTGACAATTGTAGTGAGGAGTTTACTGCACGAGCAATAGACTCCATGTTGTCTTCAATACGGAGCAGGAAGCAAGAGACATATTCTCCACGCTGCTTCTTACCTGCATTGAGGAATGTTGGTGTGGCTGGCTGGAAACGACCAGAGATGATTTCATCAATTAGGTCTGCCACTAGTTCACGGTTTCCACCTGCAAGCATCAAAGCATTCATCACCACACGATCTTCAAAGCGTTCTAGGTAGCGTTCACCATCGAATGTCTTGAGTGCGTACTGAGTGTAGAACTTGTAAGCACCAACAAATGTTGGGAAACGGAACTTGTATCCGTATGCTCTCTTGAACATCTCCTTGACAAACTCAAAGTCGTACTGGTCAAGGATTGCCTTTTCATAGTATTCATGCTCAACTAAATAGTCAAGCTTCTCTTCCAAACTGTGGAAGAAAACCGTGTTTAGGTTTACGTGGTCAAGGAAATAAGCACGTGCTGCTTCCTTGTCCTTATTGAATTGAATCTGACCATTCTCGTCATAAAGATTCAACATTGCATTTAGCTCGTGATAGCTATACTGTGGTGTCATTTAACATCTCCAGCCTCTCTGTTATTAGTTCTATGTCTTCTTGTGTGCCTAGTATCTCTACCCTGGCGATAATGGGGACACCTGTTTTGGCAGAGATTAGTTCTGCTGCCTTACAATAGTGCTCTCCAAAATTGGTGTTACCAGTTCCGATCACTCCACGAAGAAGTGACCTGTTGTCTGGTACATTTAGGAACGCTCTGACCTGTCTTGGGATTGCTGATTTTTCTGAACCGCCTCCGTAAGTTGGAACAACCAATACAAAAGGGCGATCAACGACAAGAACGTCACTGGTATCAGCAGTATAGTCAATTGGTATTCTCCTTGCGTTGTCAGTCAGCTTTTCTACAAAGCGTTTTGTGTTCCCAGAATAGTTTGAGAAGTACACGATATCCAAAGACACTTGTACTCCTTTCAACAATTTGGGTTAGATATCTATTCTATCACAATGTTTAAACTAAGTCAATGTTGAACTGACGCAAATAGCTGTCAACATCTGCTTTGGGAGCGTGAATAACATTACGAGGATTGTCTTCAGTAAAGTCTTGCTGTGGCTTACGGTCACGGAACTCGTGAATCTCTACCACGTTGTTTCTATCACGAGGTGTATGAGAGATAGCACCGAAGACAGCACCACAGACAGCGTCTGCAAGGTCCTTAGAAAGTTTTCTAGGGTGGTCTACACGGTTCTGCTTTACAATCTTTAGCTCTGTAAGTTCTTCGAACAAAAGTTCGATTGCTGGCATTGCTAGACGGTCTTCATAAATAAGCATGGCAAGGTCTTCGTAGTGCTTCTTGGCAACAGAAACAGTTTCAGTACGAATACCAACAGCCTTCAATTCGTTCTGGATATCAAATGAGTTCCAACGGTCAAAGGACACCATGCCCATATCGAATCCAATGCGACGTAGGTTTTGAATCCACTGCTTTACCTCTGATAGGTTTACAGGACCTTCTTTTCGTGGCTCCCAGTATGCTACAGCATCTACTACTACGATAGGTACAATCTGTTCGTAGTCTTTCATTACCTGGACTGATACCCACTTTTCTACGTGAGCAATAGCAACAGCACACTTGTCGTGCTTCTGTGCAAGGTCAGCATGGACAAAGTACTTCTTATCTGGGTCTGGCTTGAATGTTTCATCAAAGCGTCTAGCGGAGTCTAGTGGGTTACGGATTGTCATTGCACTGCGAACCTTGTCACGGTCCTTGAAGAATGCGTCTGATGCAAATGTAGGGACACATGCAAAACGTTGCATAGCATCACCCATGTCTGTAAAGAACGCAAGCTTGAAGTCGTCGATCTTACGAGTAGGGTTTACAACCCAGGTAGGACGCTTGAGTGCAAACACACCTGGATACTTGTAGTTAAGGATTGTGTCCTCTTCCCACTCAATCTCTAGACTGTTACCCTCAGCCTCCTCTGGTAAGTCTGGATTCAAAATAAACTTATGAGTCTTTAGCACAACATCTTTGTCTGCAATGACTTTGTCATACTGTGTTGAGATGAAGTCTCCAGGATAACGAGGGAACGATAGTAGTGCCACCTTGCCTAGGTCTGGGAAACGAGAGTCTACGGAAGCACGGAAGGCTTTGTAGATATTGTCTGCAGTCTTACCCTGGTCGTTACCTGTTCCAATCTCCTGTGCGAAACCAGAGATCTCGTCAAGGATAGCTAGGATAAGGTTAAGACCCTCGTGAGACTCACGCTCTGAGTGACCAGAGTAAACAGTAACAGACTTATCAAACTCAATGCTTTCTGCCTTTGCATAGTACTTACCAGCAAACCAAGGTGAGCGTTCAATCTTGGTCTTGAAACCTTTGAAGAACACGTTCTTAGCCTGTTGAGCGTTAATAGCCACGTTAATAATATCGATAGCGTCACCTGCTGGTTTACCAAAGTAGCGAGCAGGGTCTTTTAGACAGAGTAGTTTATATACTAGGTATGATGTTGCTACGGTTGATGTGAAGTCCTTACCGCTACCCTTGCCAAGTTGCATGATGATTTCGTTCTTGGTGTACTTTTTGTAGTGCTTACGCCCAGCTTCGTCTCCCATGATTTCAATCAAGTCTTCTAGACGATAGATCTGGCTCATTGCTTCTACCAGGTCATACTGAACCTCTGAGAGTGGTGGTTGACCAAGAAAGTCTTCACCCTCAACAAAGGTCTTAGCATCTACTGGGATTTCCTCAAAGTGGCTACTTTTAAGTACATCAATAAAATCATCAAACATTGGCGACTACCGTAATGACCTCTCTGTCTTTAGCAATGTCTGACAGTCTTTGCATAATCTTGTTTCTGATTTCTGGATGCTCTGAGGCAATGTCCTGTAGAATACCCTTGAGGATATCCTGCTTACGCTCAATCTCAATCATCTCTTCTGCAAGTTCTTTGTTCTCAAGGAGACCAGCCTTCTGTAGCATATCGATACGCTTTGACTCAATATCAAGAACCAACTTGATTGCAGCGTTCTTTGCAGAAAGGTTTGCAGTTGTAGATGCTTCATCCATAACTTCGTATGCTTTGCCAATAAGGTGATTGTAGTGGGTGTCTGCAGCTACTAGGGCTTCCTTGGCACGAGCACGGATTGCAGCATTGTCTGCAGCCATAGCCTTCCACTGATTTAGGTGTGCAACTACCTTTTGACGAGGTAGTGCAAGCACCTTAGAAATTTGTGTTGGGTCTTCACCCTGTAGATACTTTTCTACAACCTTGTTCATTTCGTCAAGGTGTTCTACTGTTAAGTCTTCGATGTTAGACATTCTTCTTTACCGCCTTTTTTGCTCTACGCTTAGGTATACGCTTTACACGATCAAGAGTGAATGACCTGAAAGCACCTGTCTGTCCTCTGTGGACTTCGTGACAGTCTACCCAAGTTGCACCAGTCTTTGTGTTTGTAGTAACACTAACAAACTTAAAACGCATTCCGTATTCTCCTACAATCTTGATAAGGTCTCCCTTTTCAATTGTGAAGTTTCCAGCTTCCATTTCGTACACACGCTCAAACACAACTGGTGGTGGTGTGAGTGGTACGATAGTTGTTACTTTACGTCTAGCCATTAGTTCCCCTTAGCGTGAGGCTTGCTCTCAGCAATACCTGAACCTGTAATTTGTACATACATACTATTATAGTAGAAATCACGCAGGTTGTCTACGCCTGTGTAAGACATTGCACTTGCAATACCGTTGCGGAAATCATTAATAATATTGTTAACAGAACCACGATATGGCACTGTAGTAGAAACGCCCTCTACGCCTGATACAAAGCCTCGTCCTTCTTTCTGGGCATCGTGTGATGCCATACCACGAAAGACCTTGTACGAGCCGTCTATCACGTCTCCAGGTGATTCGTCAGTTCCTGCCAACGCTCCACCAAGCATAACAGCCTGAGCACCTGCAGCAAGAGCCTTAGCAGCATCTCCAGGTGTACGAATACCACCGTCAGCAATGATTGCAGGACCATCCTGGAACACGCTACGGATATCCATGATAGATGCAAGAGTAGGAAGACCGTGACCACTTACAATACGAGTGGTACAAACAGATCCGCCACCAATGCCAACACGAACTGAGTCAGCACCAGCATCTGCTAGATAGGCATATCCATTTGCAGTAGCAATGTTACCTGCCATAATGTGTAGGTCATCTCCAAACTCTGCACGGAGAGCCTTTACAGCCTTAATAGCGTAGCTACTGTGACCATTTGCAGTATCCACTAGGATAATCCTGCTACCAGCCTCATAGAGCTTCCTAGCGTCTTCTAGGAAGTCTCCTGTAGCACCGATAGAGGTAGCAACATTGCCACCATGAGTAGAAAGATTAGCAAGCTTAAACATATCTGCTTGCTTTTCGATTGGCATGTATCGATGAATTACCGACATACCACCAAGTTGAGACATAGCAATAGCCATATCAGTTTCTGTGACAGTATCCATAGGAGCTGAAATGATTGGTATGTCAAGATTGAGGTTTCTTAGAGATGTCTTTAGGGATACGTTCTTCCTGCTGGTGATCTCTGAATGTTGTGGGACAAGTAGCACATCGTCAAAGGCGAGTGCCTGGTTTGTCATTAGGTATTGCTTCATTATCTTTTTGATTTCCTTAATCCGAATTTAGCTAAATAAACATAAATGGTTTCAACGCTAGTACCGCATTCCTTTGCAATCTGCTCTGGAGTTTTCTTGTCTACGTGGTAACGCTTTTTTAACCATGCTTCACTAGTATACAGCTTTGCCATTACTTTGTCAACCTTTCCCAGTTATTAATTGCGTAGTGTCCAATACCGATTGCATCTGCTACGTCATTATCCTTAACTATCTTATCGTACTGGACTTCAATGAAGTGGATAGTCTTTTGCTTTCTCTGTTCTCTAATCTGTGTTTTAATCCAGGAGTCAGACCTGCCAGGGTTTGCCTTTTTAAAGTCTGCTAGTTCTTGCTTGCTTGGCTTCTTATTACCAATAAAGTTTTGCCAGGTGATTGGTGCTACTGATCTGATTCTACGTACCCCAGCAGCCCCTAGGATGGCTCCCTGGACTAGTGCAAGGTCTGCAGCAGTCTTAGGACTATTCATAAACACTGTATGTTCAATAACAATAGCATCAATGTTATTTGCGTAGTGTTCAAAGAATGCTTTAATCTTTGCTCCTGCATCAACTACCTTGTCATAGGTCACAGACCCTACAAAATTAATCTTTCCAAACTTAACAAGCTTCTTGTCAGAAAAGATTGCGAAGGCTAGGCTATTTGTACTGGCATCAATAGACATAATGGTGTTCGGAATGTCTACGAAGTTACTCACCTTCATTCATCAACCTCTTCATTTCACGCAATGCCTTGGCGACATCGCTAGGGTTTTCTGCACATCCAAAACAGATAGGACCTTCATTATATGCAGAAAGAGGACTGCCACAAGATTTGCAAAGTCTCTTCTTTTCGAAACGCTTTTTAACCTGTCTCATAAAGTAGTTTTGCATTATCTTTTCTTTTGTGGCAGCCTCTCTA